CTGGTAGTATTCGAGATAACATAATGCCTCTACCTTACAAGGAGCCTAGTCAAACATTGTTGGCTCTTCTTGATAAGATAACAACAGAGGGCAGAAGATTAGGAGCTATCAGTGATATGAACATATCGGACATGTCAGCTAACGCTCCTGTCGGTACAACACTGGCTCTTCTAGAAAGAACACTGAAGCCTATGGCAGCAGTACAAGCCCGTGTTCATTACGCTATGAAACAGGAGTTCAAGCTCCTAAAGATGTTAATGGCTGAATATGCACCCGCTGAATATTCTTATCTACCTGAAAGAGGTGAAGTAACAGCAAGGCAGATAGACTACTCTATGACAGATGTCATACCTGTATCTGATCCGAATAGTTCTACTATGGCTCAGAGAGTGGTGCAGTATCAGGCTGTATTACAGATGGCATCACAAGCACCCCAGATATATGACTTACCACAGTTACACAGACAGATGATAGAAGTGTTAGGTGTAAAGAACGCTGATAAGCTTGTACCAACAAGAGATGATATTAAACCTACAGATCCTGTAAGTGAAAACATGTCAGCTCTATTAGGCAAGCCGATGAAAGCTTTTATCTATCAAGATCATCAGGCTCACATAGCTGCACACATGTCATTTATGCAAGATCCAACGATCGCTCAGATGATAGGTCAGAACCCACAAGCCAAGAGAATCATGGCTGGACTACAAGCTCACATAGCAGAACATCTAGGATTCAAGTATAGAAAAGATATAGAGGATCGTGTGGGCGCACCGTTACCAGCACCGAATACAGAACTATCTGAAGAGATAGAAGTCAACTTAGCCAGAGTCGTTGCCGAAGCGGGTAAACAGCTTACACAGTCTAATATGAAACAGGCTGCTCAGAAGCAAGCTATGGCTAAAGCGAAAGACCCTGTGGTTCAGATGCAGCAAGCTGAAATGCAAATAAAGTCTGCTGAAGTACAGCGCAAATCTCAGAAAGATGCAGCAGACGCTGCTCTTAACAGAGAGAAACTTAATCTGGAGAAAACTAAGGTACAGATAGACGCTCAGGAGAAAGGCGTTAGATTACAAGCAGATAAAGTTAAAGAAGATAATAAATTAGACTTGGAATTATTTAAAACAACTAGGAAACAGTAATGGCAAAAACCGTCTTTGACGTGCTTAAAGAAAAATTAGAAGCCGATAAAAAACAGGCAATAGAGTTTCTTGTATCCGCTGGGGCAAAAGATTTTTCCCAGTACAAGGAGATGACTGGTCTTATACGAGGTCTGGAGACTAGCATATCATATATAGAAGACCTTTCGCGCAATTATATGGAAGATGAAGATGAATAAAATAACAACAATGAATGATGAGCAGAAATATAACGGGGACGTAGATATTCGTGATGTAGCAAACGAGGATATTGAGGCCCAGTTACCTAAGCCTGTTGGGTATAAGATACTAGTGGCTTTACCTGAAGTTGAGAAAACTTACCAAAACACTAAAGTTTTAAAGACAGACAAAGAAATACATTTCGATTATGTCATGTCTATTATAGGACTTGTGGTTGATGTAGGTGATCAAGCCTATCAGGACAAAGAACGGTTTGGTGATCAGCCTTGGTGTAAGACTGGTGACTACGTGATGTTTCGTGCTAACAGTGGTACGAGATTTAAAGTGAATGGAGTCGAGTATCGTCTGATGAACGATGATTCTATCGAAGCTGTAGTTAATGATCCTCGCGGTGTAGCGAGAGCAATATAAGGAAAAAATAATGGCATTTGAGAAAGTAAATTTTGATTTTCCTCACGAAGCAAATAAAAAACCTCAGATAGATATTGAGGATTCGGGAGCGATAGAAGTAGATATATCTGGTAAAGGCAAAGAAGAAAAGAAAGCTGAAGAGCCAGTAGAAGTAAAACAGGAGGTAGAAGTCGAGATTATAGATGATACCCCTAAAGCTGATAGAAATCGTAAACCCTCTGAACCACCAGAAGACGTTACAGAGGAAGAACTCAAAAAATATTCTGAGCAAGTACAGAACCGTATCAAGCACTTTAGTAAAGGCTACCACGATGAAAGACGTGCAAAAGAAGCGGCTTTCAGAGAGAAGCAAGAGCTTGAAAACTTAGCAAAAACTCTTGTTGAAGAGAATAAGAAATTAAAAGGTAGTGTTACTAAGAATCAAGAAGCATTACTAGAGCAAGCTAAGAAAAGTGCAACAGCTGAATTAGAAAATGCTCAAAAGGCATATAAGACTGCTTATGAAGCTGGTGACTCAGAAGCTGTGTTAAAAGCGCAGCAAGAGTTAACAAAAGCAGAGATTAAGACAGATAAGTTACAAAACTTTAAACTGCCTACTTTACAGGAAACTGAAACTCCTGTACAAGGAGAAGTATCGGGCAGTGTTCCAAAGACGGGGACTGAACAGAGGGTCGATGAAAAAGCCGTAGCGTGGGCTAAGAAAAATCCATGGTTTGGCACAGATGACGAGATGACCAGTCTGGCTTTGGGGCTGCACAACAAGTTAGCAAAGCAAGGTGTGAACCTGCAGAGCGATGAATACTACGAGGCAATAGATACTCGTATGCGCCAACTCTTCCCTAGTCAATTTGATGAGGGAGGTCAAGATGTAGAGGTTGAGAAACCAAAGCAAAAGCCTAATGTGGTCGCACCCGCAACTCGGAGCGTAGCACCTAAAAAGATCACATTAACTAAGACACAACAGGCGATTGCTAAAAGGTTAGGAGTCCCCTACGAACTATACGCCCAAAAGGTTGCAGAAGAAATGAGGAAAGAAAATGGCTGAAAACAGAATAGATCGTGATCTTACTACTCGTGAAAAAGGGAGTAGGAAAAGGAGTTGGCAGCGTCCAGAAACTCTACCTTCGCCAAATCCAGAAGACGGCTATGTGTATCGTTGGATACGAACTAGTATGCAAGGACAAGTTGATGCCCCTAATGTTTCCTCGAAACTACGTGAGGGTTGGGAGCCTGTAAAGGCAGTGGATCACCCAGAGATAACAATGGTTGCTGTAGAAAACGACAAGTTTGCAGATAACATTGTGATCGGTGGTTTGATGCTTTGTAAAGCTCCACAAGAGATGGTTGATGAACGTACTGCTCACTATCAACAGCAGACGAAAAATCAAATTCATTCTGTTGACAATAACCTCATGCGTGAGAACGACCCTAGAATGCCGTTATTTAATGAACGGAAGTCGAAGGTCACTTTTGGAAAAGGCAATTAATTTAGGAGTCTACGACTATGGCATATCCTACTATTGATGCTCCTTATGGGCTAAAACCAGTCGGTTTGGTTGGCGGTCGTCCGTATACAGGAGCTACTAGGCAGATTCCCATTGCTTCAGGCTACGGCACAGGCATATTCCACGGAGATGTTGTGCAGTATAAGAACGATGGTACTCTGATTATTACCACGCTCCAAAATGACACCTCAGCAGTAGCTGGTGTTGTTGGCGTGTTTCAAGGATGCAGTTTTACTGATCCTAACACTGGTCAAAAAACATTTAGACAGAATTATCCTGCAAGCACAACTGCAGATGATATTGTGGCTTATGTTGTTGACGATCCACATGTTATCTTCAAAGCAGTTAATGTTACTGGTTCTTCAGCCGATGGTGCTGCCAGCGGTTTATTACCTTTAGCAAAGACTCGTGCTACCACAATCTCTTGTAATGCAGAGCTTGTATTAAACACTGGTCTAACTTCTACAGGTAACAGTAGAATGGGTATCTTTATTAATAATGTGGCTACAATATTACCATTGACAGTCATTGATGTTGTTGAGGATACTAAGAATAGCTCAGGTAACTTTACTGAGTTCCTTGTTAAATTTACAGCTGGTTATCATCGTTATGACCATACTGTTGGCGTATAAGGAGTAATTTGACATGGCGATATCAAGAGCGCAACTATTAAAAGAACTCCTCCCTGGTCTAAATGCTTTATTTGGATTAGAGTATGCTAAGTACGGTGAAGAACATGCGGAGATATATGAATCCGAAACTTCTGACCGTTCTTTCGAGGAAGAGACAAAGCTGAGCGGATTTTCTGCAGCACCTGTTAAAGATGAAGGCGATGCCATTACCTTTGACAATGCACAGGAAGCATTCACAGCTCGTTATAACCACGAAACCGTTGCAATGGGTTTTTCAATTACTGAAGAAGCTATTGAGGATAACTTGTATGATTCTTTATCTGCACGTTATACTAAAGCATTGGCTAGGGCTATGGCGTACACAAAACAAGTTAAGGCAGCAGCTATATTAAATAATGCCTTTTCTTCTAGCACCACATACGGTGATGGTAAGGAGCTTTGTGCTACTGACCACCCATTAGTTTCAGGTGGTACTAACTCAAATGAACCAGCAACAGCCGCTGATCTTAATGAAACTTCGTTAGAAGCTGCTGTTATTCAAATCGCAGGTTGGACTGATGAAAGAGGACTTCTAATTGCAGCAAGACCTCGTAAGTTGGTTATTCCACCGAATCTACAGTTTGTTGCAACTAGATTGCTAGAGACTGAAGGTCGTGTTGGAACAGCAGACAACGATCTAAATGCGATCAGAAATAATGGTTCTATTCCAGAGGGTTACACTGTCAATCACTATCTAACAGATACTGATGCCTTTTTTATTATGACGGATGTGCCTAATGGTCTAAAGCACTTTACCCGTACACCAATGTCAACATCTATGGATGCTGATTTTGATACAGGTAATTCAAGATACAAAGCTAGAGAACGATACTCTTTCGGTGTATCTGATCCATTGGGGATCTTTGGTTCTCCAGGAGCCTAAAAGTTTTAAGGGGTGACTTGCGGGTCGCCCCTTTTTACTATATACTACGACTACCTTGACAGTCACATGAGGTGACTGACATGCCAAGACAAGGAGGTTTGACATGGCAAATACAACTTTCAAAGGAACATTACGTTCTGAAGGTGGTTATTCTTCTATAGCCACAGCAGCGTCAACAGGCGTTGAAACCACTCAAATGTCAATTAGTTCTGCGGGATTTACTTCTTTAGATGCTAATACAATGGCTACTGAAGCTGGTACAGGTATTACTGGTGGAACTGGAACTATTTACAGAAGCTCTGTAATTAGAGAAGGTGGAATTATTAAGACAAGTATTCTTATTGATCTAACTGGTTTGAGATCAACAGCTAGTGGTGATATCATTGGTGTAGATGGAACATCTAACGTATGTCACATAGGACAGATCACGGCAGCTAGAAATGGAACAATTCTTGCGGGAAGGATGACTTGTTTTGAAGCTCCTGCAGGTGGTGATCCAGATATTAATGTACATTCTGCTACAGAAGGAACAGGCGTTGAGGACGGAGCTATTAGTGGGCTAACTGAAACATCATTAGTAGATTCAGGAGATCTTGCACTAGGTACTGTTGTTACATTTACAGCCGTGCCAGCAGCAGATGAGTTTTTATATCTAACTTTAGGTGCAACAACAGATGCAGACTACACAGCAGGAAAGTTACTCATAGAATTTTTTGGGTATGAAGCATAATTGGGAGTCTAGTCATGGGTATTTCAGACGTAAAGGCTTTAACAATTAGTGATGAAAATGCTTCGGATGATGATCGTTTAGTTACAGCAGCTCGACCTAACACTTCTGCAACAATGGCTAACACCACTTTTGCTGGAGGAGCTGCTAGAAACGTTATAGTAACCACAACAGGTACAGGTGATAATGCTAAGACTTGCACGATCACAGGCACTGATGTTTTTGGTAACGCTATGACAGAGGTCATAACATCTACAGGTTCAGCTGAGTCTGTGGCAGGAACTAAGTTATTTTTAACTGTCACAGCTGTAGAGTGTTCTGCACAATATGCTGCTAATATAAAAGTAGGTTCAGGAACACTTTGCGCTCAAGCCGTAGAAGGTAGTAATCGTATAAGGCTAAAAGGTCTTTCGGTTACTTCTGGAGGTACAGCAGGAGATGTAGAGTTCATCAATGGCACACCAGAGTCAGGTACTACTTTGTTCAAGTCTAGAACTATAGGTACTGCTAACACTGTTATAGATAGAACAATACCTTCAGAGGGGGTTCTATTCCAAGATGGTGCAAGCATTAAGTACACTTTAGATGTCGCTGACATGATCACAATTTTTCATGCGTAGTGACTACAAAAAAGGTGGAAGAGTCCGCACTGGCAAAGGCATGAAAGGTATGTCTATTAGTAGTGGTGATAAACGCCCTACTAAAAAAGGTGCGGGCATGACCGCTAAAGGTGTAGCTAAATACAGAAGACAAAATCCTGGATCAAAACTTCAAACTGCTGTAACTGAGAAAAAACCTACAGGCAAGAGAGCTGCAAGAAGAAAGTCTTTTTGCGCTAGATCTGCAGGACAAATGAAAAAGTTTCCAAAAGCAGCTAAAGATCCTAACAGTCGTTTAAGACAAGCAAGAAAAAGATGGAGATGTTAATGACAATATCTCGCGCACAAATGGGAAAACAGATACAAAACCCACCTAATAAATTATCAAAACTCTCACAGAAGAGAAAAAAGGTGGCAAACAGAGGGAGAAAAAAGAAGGATGGCATATCTACAAAGTAATATACCGTATTTTAAAGCATGGGTAAGAAGAGAATATACTTGTAATTTTGAAAGATATCATGGAGAATTTTTACACGCAATGGTAGTAGCAGTAACATCAATGCCTAAAAGGACACTTAGTTTTCAGGTTATATTCACAGGATGTGAAACAGATGACACTGATGAACCTAATGTGCATGGAGGAGCTATGTGGGCTAGATTACCACTAACAGCTCTTGTTGCTGATGTTGAGTATGAAGAGTGGCCTACAGAGTTACCACCATACATAGCACAACCTTGGGATTGTATGTCCCATGACCACACTGTTTATAAGATAGAGCGAGCAACACCTGCTCCTTGGGTAGCAAAAGTAGACGGGGAGTTTTTTCCTGCTAAATACTATTTTACCGTTGATTATACTAATCATGAGGTAGCTGACGACCCTGCACAACACAAACAAAGTCATGTACTTGAATTATTAGATGCAGGAGAGTATACTGGTAATATTGTTGCTCTACCCAACAATAGAGTTCGGGTCACACACCCTGCGTGGTTTGAAGTAGGTCAAGGCGCACCAGACTTTAAACCAAATCAAAATATCTATCATTCTAAAGAAAATGTAGACTACGTATGGGACGTTGGTCGAGTTTTCAACAACTTATATAAGGAGTCTGACGATGAAGATGAAAAAGAAGGGATTTAAAGCTGGTGGCATGAAAAAGAAGGGTTATGCCATGGGTAAAATGGTTGGTATGAAAAAGAAGGGTTTTGCCATGGGTAAAGCAGTAAAACCTGATTTTCCAGACGTTGATGGTGATGGTGATAGAACTGAACCTATATCACAAGCTCAAGGTCAGTTACAGGGTAAAAAAGATCCTGTAAAAAAAGCTCAAGGCAAAATGGTTGGCATGAAGAAAAAAGGCTATGCCAAGGGTAAAATGGTTAAGAAAGGTGCTGCTAACGGTGGTAAAAAGAATGGTAAAGCCAAAGTTCGTGGTGCAGGTATAGCCAGAAAAGGTGTAAGACCCGCAAAGATGAGGTAGTCATGCGTAGGTATTATAAAAGCGGAGGTAAGATTTGTCCCAAAGGAAAAGCTTGGGCTAAACGAACCTTTGATACTTATCCTAGTGCTTACGCCAATATGGCGGCTTCTAAGTATTGTAAAGACCCTAATTATGCAAAAGGTGCAAAGGGTAAAAAGAAAAAGAAGGCAGCATGATGATGAACACAAGAAAAAAGGCTACTGTTAAAAAAGTGATACGGGATCTTAACAAAGCGTCCCGTTCACATGCAGGTCAAGCTAAAAAGTTAAAAAAGGTCATAGGCACAACTAACGGTAAGAAAAGAAAGAGATAATGGGCGCACTTAAAGATTGGGTAAAACAAGACTGGGTTCGTATCGGTACAGACGGCAAGATCAAAGGCAAGTGTGGTACGTCTAAAGATAAAAAGAATCCTGATCGTTGTTTACCAAGAAGTAAGGCAAATAGTTTATCTCAGTCTCAAAGGGCTGCTACCGCTAAAAAGAAGAAGCGAGAAGGTGCAAAAGGTAAAACAGTGGTAAAAAATACAAAACCTGCTACAGTAAAAATGAGTAATGGTGGGTTAGCCAGACGAAGAAGGTCTATAGCCAGAGGCTGTGGGGCAGTTATGGAAAAAAGAAGGAAGCAAACTTTATATACATAGGAGCAGATTATGGCAGATTTAGAAATGTTATATGTTAAGAATGGAGAGGGCAACAACCCTCTTTTTCAAATAGGCACTAGAAACGAAGATGGCAGTTATAATATTATGTATACTGACTATCTAAAAGAGCATCAGGCTATTGCGTTTCTTGAAAAATTAAAAAGTCAAGAAGAGCCAGTGGTAGAAAAGGCTATAGAAGAAATGGTATTAGATAATACACTAGCAGAAGAGCCTTCTAATATACCTGACTATAAAGGTATGAGTAAAAAGAAGTTAGAAGAAACCATGAGAAGTTATGGTATAGAGTTGGACAGAAGAAAAAGTAGGGCTGCTTTGTTAGAAGAAGTAGAAATGTTTTTTGACGGTAAACTTACTTAGAGGTTATTTAACTTATGGCTACTACAGGCACTACAGCATTTGACATGGACTTCACAGAGATTGCTGAAGAAGCATGGGAACGTGCTGGTCGTGAAATGCGTTCAGGGTATGATCTACGCACAGCTCGTAGATCTATGAATCTTCTCACGATTGAGTGGCAAAATCGAGGTCTTAACTTATGGACAATAGATCGACAGACTGTATCTGTGACTTCAGGAACCTCACAATATACTTTGGCAGCAGATACGATTGATGTGTTAGACCAAGTTATAAGAGAGAATGATGGTTTATCTACACAGTCTGATCTCACCATAAGTCGTATTGGTGTGAGTACGTACGCATCTATCCCTAACAAGTTAACACAGGGTAGGCCAATCCAAGTTTGGATAGAAAGACTTCGCACTGCTCCTAGAATTAATCTATGGCCTGTTCCCAATAAAAGTTACACTTTTGCATACTGGAGAGCCAGAAGAATAGAAGATGCTGGTAATGGTGTAGAAACAGCAGACATGAACTTTAGATTTTTACCTTGTTTAGTAGCAGGGTTAGCTTATCACATTGCCATGAAAACACCTGAGTTGGCTGATCGTATAACTTTATTAAAGACTGCTTATGATGAACAGTATGCTTTAGCTGCTGGAGAAGATAGAGATAAAACATCTGAACATTTTGTGCCAAGGGTAGGAAGGATATGACAAACAAGTTTGCATCTAAAAAAAGAGCTATTGCAGAGTGTGATGTCTGTGGTTTTCAGTTTAAACTACGTGAGCTGAGAAGCAAGATTGTTAGAGGTAGAGATACTAACATCTTAGCATGTCCTGAATGTTTTGATGGTGATCATCCACAAAATAGGCAGGGTATGTTTCCTGTAGATGACCCACAAGCCATTCAAAATCCAAGACCTCCTGGGCATCTTGACAGTAGTAGGAATATACAGTGGGGTTGGAATCCTGTAGGAGATGCCGTCAATAATTTTAATTTAAGTCCTAATAATTTATCTGCCACGGGGGCAGTTGGAGAAGTAACTGTAACAACGAGCTAGATTATGAATTACACATCTTTAAAAACAAACATTCAAGATATATGTGAAACATCTTTTACAGATGACCAGTTAGCTTTATTTGTTCAGCAAGCAGAGCAAAGAATATATAATACGGTACATATTCCTGCAATGCGTAATGTTGATAGTAGTAGTTTAACCGCTGGTGATGAGCTGTACACTACACCTGATGGGTATTTATACACTTATAGTTTAGCAATAGTAAATAATGATACTCAGACTTTTTTATTAAATAAAGATGTTAATTTTTTAAGAGAAGCATATCCCGTAACTACAACTGCTAAACGTGGGCTACCAAAGTTTTATGCTTATCACAGCACTTCAGGCAATAAAATAAAATTTATGTTTTCTCCAATTCCAGACGCTAATTATACATTAGAACATATATATGCTAAATATCCAACATCTATAGTAACAGCAGGTGGTACTTATTTAGGAGATAATTTTGATTCTGCATTGCTAAACGCTGCTTTGGTGGAAGCTGCTAGATTTCAAAAAAGTGAACCTGATATTATACAAAACTATGATAAGATGTTTTTAGAATATATTACATTATTAAAGAATACAATGGACGGTAAGCTAACTCAAGATTACTACCGTTCAGGACAACCGAGGGCAGATGTGAGATAGTATGGCATTTACTGGTAATTTTATGTGTACGTCATTTAAGGTGGCATTGTTAAATGGAGAGATGGATTTTAGTAGTGATACTTCTCAGACATTTAAGATTGCTTTGTTTACGTCTAGTGCTACATTAAATGCTAGTACAACTGCTTATTCTACTACAAATGAAATTTCAGGAACAGGTTACACGGCAGGTGGTAATACATTAACTATATCTACTAATCCAACAAATACCACTTCGGGTACGACTGCATTTTTAAGTTTTTCAGATACTACTTGGGCTAGCTCTACTATAACAGCTAGAGGAGCTTTAATTTATAAAAGCGGAGGAACTAACCCATCCATCGCAGTTTTAGATTTTGGGGCTGACAAATCTTCTAGTAACAGCACGTTTAAAGTTGAGTTTCCAACAGCATCTGATACAACAGCAATACTACGTATAGGTTAAGGGGAATAAACCATGGCAAGTACATTTGAAAATGATCTCAGGCTAGAAGAGATAGGGACAGGTGAACAGTCGGGAACCTGGGGTGCTACTACAAACACCAACCTAGAATTAATAGCAGAAGCTTTTAGTTATGGCACAGAGGCTATTACCACAAACGCAGATACTCATGCAACAGTGATAGCAGATGGTTCGACTGATGAAGGTCGTTCTATGTATCTAAAGTATACAGGCACACTAGATTCTACTTGCACAATAACTATATCAGCGGGTTCTGCAGGAACTTTTACATTATCAAAAGTATGGTTGATAGAGAATGCAACTTCAGGTGGACAAGATATAATAGTTACTTCTGGTTCTGGAGCTAGTATTACCATTAAAAATGGACAAGTTAAGATGGTTGCCTCTGATGGTGCAGGTTCTGGCGGTATAATGTATGATCTTCTTCAAGACGTAGCTATACCTGATTTGTTCATAGATGACGACCTTACATTCCAATCTGATGGTGCGATAATAAATTTTGGAGAAAATTCAGAAATACAACTTACACACGTACATAATACAGGATTACTTCTTACTGAAACAGGGGGTGGTGCGCCAACACTACAGTTTAGAGATTCTGCCATATCAATTAGTTCAAGTGCAGATGCTACATTAGACTTAGCAGCAGATGGAGACATAAACCTCACGGCTGGAGTAGACATAAACATTCCAGCAGACGTCGGACTAACTTTTGGTAATGACGGTGAAAAAATAGAGGGTGACGGTACTGATTTAACTATTACTGGTAACAATATTAATTTAACAGCTTCAGAAGATGTGGTTCTTCCTAATAACATAGGGCTTGTGTTTGGAGATACTGGTGAAAAGATTGAGGGTGACGGTACTAATCTCGCTATAAATTCTTCAGGCGATGTAAATATTACTGCTACAACTGTTGATCTTGATGGTAATCTAGAAGTTTCAGGGTCAATAACATTAGGGTCTGGCGCAGTTATATCAGAAGCCGAGCTAGAAACGATTGATGGTGTTACTGCAGGAACTGTGTCTGCATCTAAAGCTCTTGTGGTAGACAGTAATAAAAAATTAAATGAACTGACGATTGATGACGTAGCCATTGACGGTAAAGTCATTACAATGACAGGAGACACTAGTGATACTGTAACTATAACTGCAGGCACAAATGGAACATTAGCAATCACTACCACAGACGCAGCTGCAGCTGCAGCTAACATTACAATAACAGCAGATGGTACTTTTGAAGCTGTAGGTACAACAATAACATTAGATTCTAGTGGAGGTATTAATTTAGAAACAGATGCTCTGTCCATAGGTAATAATGGGGATACAGATGTTGCTGTAACTTTTAATGCTAATAGTAATGATGGTGTTATTACTTGGATGGAAGACGAGGATTATTTTCAATTCTCTGACGACATACTTATGGCGACTACAGAAAAAATTCAATTTAGAGATACAGCATCTTTTATTCACTCATCTGCTGATGGTACTTTAACTATTGAAGGTGAGGCTATTATTGACCTTAACGCATCAACAAGAGTTGATGTATCTGCGGATATAAAGGTTGGAGGTGAAGTACAAACTGCAAAGATAGCTTTCACAGATGGAGACGATGCTATTACTGTTGCTGATGGAGGGGGCATAACAGCAGCTGCGGGTATAACTTCAACAGCAGCTTCCAATACGTTTGGAACAACGAGTTTTAATGATGCTAATATTACAAATGTAGCTGACATTGCACTTGATTCTATTAGTGCAGATGGGACAGATATTAATATAGCTGTATCAGATAACTCCGCAACTGCTCTTACAATCAAACAAGGTTCTGATGCCTACCTTATTATAGATACTGCAAACTCAAGTGAATCTGTATCGATAGGTACAGGTATATCAGGAACAGCCATAACAATAGGGCATAGCACTTCTGAAGTTACAGTTGCAGATAACCTTACAGTGAATGGTGATCTTACAGTATCAGGCACAACAACTACAGTTAACTCTACTACTGTAAACCTAAACGACCACAACATTGTACTTGACAGTGGTAACAGTACATCTGCTGTTATAAATGGCGCAGGTATTACTATTGAAGGTGGCTCTGGTGATGACGCTACATTTACGTATAATACCACAGGTCCTAAATTTGAATTGAAGCTTGGGTCTAACCATGAGGATCTACAAGTTGATGGGTTGATTGCTTCGACAGGAACTTTTAGTGGCATTCTTAAAACAGACGATACGACAGACGCTACAAGCACAACAGATGGTTCTTTACAAACTGATGGAGGTTTATCTGTAGCAAAAGATGCTATATTTGGTAATGACGTTAAGTTGTTATCAGATTCATCAGTTCTTGTTTTTGGTGCAGGATCTGATGTTACCTTAACTCATAGTGATAACACAGGATTGACTTTAAATAGTACAAACAAAATAATGTTTAATGATTCAAGTCAATTTATTCAAGGGTCTAGTGCCACGGTGCTTTCTTTGGGAGCCACTGATGAAATTGATCTTACAGCTACGACTATAGATATAAATGGTGCGCTTGATGTTAGTAATGGGCTTAATGTAGAAATTGCAGATAATAATTCTGGCCCAGTTACAATTCAGCAAGGTAGTAATAGTTATTTTAAAATAGTAACAACAAATAGTTCTGAAACTGTTGAGCTAGGTAATTCAACAACTAACCCTAATATTTTACTTGGTGGTGGTAATGTTGGTATTGGCACGAGTCCTAGTGATGATTTGCACATTGCTTCTTCAGTTGCAACAATACGTCTTGAAGATAATGACATTGCTAATGGTGAAGCTTATTCTAAAATTTTTACACACAGTCATGGCGGCATAGAGTTAAGTGCTGACCCAGATAACAATCGTTCTACTACGGATATAAGGTTTACTATTGATGGTACAGAGCGTGGAAGAATAGGTACATCAGAAACAGTCTTTAATGAGGACAGTTTAGACCAAAACTTTCGTGTTGAGAGTGATAATCAGGCAAACATGCTGTTTGTAAATGCTGCTGACGATCATGTTAATATTGGCACAGGCACAGACCATGGTGGTAGATTTAATATTGAAGTGGGTGATAATACAGATGTTGCAGTATTTGCTTGTTCAGACTCAGATGCTAACACTGGACCAGTTGTTGTTTTAAAAAGAACAGTAACAGGTGCAGATGATGACTTACTTGGTAGAATTAGATTTGATGGTAAAGATGACGCAGGAAATAATACAACCTATGCAAGATTAGATACACAAATTAAAGATGCTTCCAATGGTTCAGAATCTTCCAAATTTACTCTTAAACATTTAAAAGGTGGTTCAGAAATTACTGCAATAGATTCTGCTGATGCTGAATTTGTAATAAATCAAGATAGTGCAGATGTAGACTTTCGTGTTGAGAGTGATGGAAATGCTAATATGTTTGTTGTAGATGCAGGGAACAATAGGGTTAGCATAGGTGAGAACAACACTCTTTTTAATGCAACAGCAACAGTTACAAGAAATGATACCGCAAGTCTGGGTGATTTTGAAGGCAACCTAATGTTATTTGATAACTCAGGTTCAAACACTGCTACAAATGGTGGACACCTTCTTTTTTCAGGACATGATGGAAGTAGTGTAAGAGGTTTTGCTAAAATAGTTGGGGGTAAAGGAAACTCAACTAGTGGTCAATATGATGGTGCATTATTTTTTAAAG